CGGTTACGACTGGTTTTTCTTCCGCGAAAACGGCGTGATGGTCACGGGTCTCCAGTGGCTCGAATGGAAGGGCGTGGCTCAGTGGTACTACTTCAGTCCGCGCACCGGAGCCATGCAGACTGGTGACATTATGCTGACGCTGAATTTTGGGAAGAGCGGAAAGCTCACAGGGGAGGCTAAAGTATGACGTTTACGAAGGAATGGTTCAAGTGCGCCGCGATCCGCGCTCTGAAGACGATCGCGCAGACAGCGGTCTCGATGATCACCATCGGGTCTGCACTGTCCGAGATCAAATGGGGCTACGTTGCGAGTGTCTCGGTGGTTGCCGGTATCTACAGCCTGCTGACGTCGCTTGCAGGGCTCCCTGAGGTGGAAAGCGGTGACCAGCTGTGAACTACTGGTCATTACTGTCGCCGGTGTATTCCGGTCTCGTGTCGCTGCTGGTAGGGTTCCTGATCGGGAAGATCCAGCGCCTTAAGACGGCAAACAAAGCCGAGCGGACGGCGCTGGGTGCACTGCTTCGCAACGACATGTATGCAATCTATCGAAAATATCGCGACGCTGAAGAAGTGCCGGTCGAAGTTCAGGAAGAGATGCACTCGCTCGGCGATGCATATCACGGTCTCGGATTCAATGCCACCGGGACGAAGATCCATGATGAGATCATGGCAAAAAAAACGAAAGTATAAGAAAGCACCGGGGAGAGATCCCCGGCTTTTTTTAGTGCTCGTGATACCCGTTTGATACCCAAAAGGTGAAAAACCATGATTTTTGATGTATGTCTATGAAGGAAAAAGCGTTATTTTGCGCGCCTATTTATCTTTATATATGTTTATAAAAGTACATGCTCTGGTATTCAAATCGTTGCAAAATATAGCAAAAACGGCATCGTGATACACATTTGATACCGTTTTTTTCTTATTTCATCCATTTTTCGATGCTTGATACCAGTTCATCGTCGCTTTTTTCGAGCAGATGAGTGTATGTCCGGAGCGTCTGATTCACGTTGCTGTGACCAAGGTACTTGGATACGGCGACGATGTTGCATCCGCTTCCGATCGCGTTGGTGGCGAAGCTGTGACGCAGATCATGTATCCGGATATCCGGAACGCCGCTCTTCCGGATGTACTCTTTGAATGCGTACTGCATCGTCGTGGGCGGGATCGGGAATACCGGCTCATCGTCTGCCCTGATCTCGAGCAGCGGTCGCAGCTCCTCGAGCAGGGGCTCCGGCAGTTTCAGGATCCTGTTCGAAGACTCGGTCTTCAGATTGCGCTGGATGTGGACCGTCCCTGCACCCAAATCGAAGTCGCTCCGGATCAGCCCTGTGGCTTCCCTGTGTCGGCATCCGGTGAAGTAGTAGAAGGTGAATACCAGTCTGAAGATCGGCTTGTCGACGGATTCGATGAACTGATGGAACTCATCGATGGTCCATGTCGTATAGTCCAGGCGCTCTTCCTTAAAGCGTTTGAGAGGGAGGGACGGATTCGGATAATCGTAGTGATCAGCACCAAACTTGAAGGCGGACCGGATCACGCTGATGCAGATGTTCTTTGTAGTGGCTTTGATATCCTTGCGGGCGGAGAACTCGATATACCAATCGGTCAGAAAAGCCTTTGTGAGCCTGTTTAAGGGCAGGCTGTACCCGGTAAAGTATTTCTCCAGTGCTTTGGTTTGATTGCGCTGTGTGCGCTCTTTGGGGCTGTTATAGGCGTAATACTTCTCGAGCAGCTGTGCAAAGGTGATCTGCAGGGAAGTGCTGTCGCCTTTTGCCTTCTGCTGGGCTTCCCATTTGGCTGCATCGCGCTTGGTGGCGAAGCCGCGCTTCATCACCTGTTTCCGCTTCCCGGTTACGGGATCTTTGGTGGAGTATTTCACGTACCAGCTGCCGCGCTGGGTGTCTTTGTATACGGGCATGTCAGTCATCCATACCGAGAAGCACACGCACCGCCCTCTGTGTCTTCTCGTCCGCATTCTGGTAAGCATCCAGAAGCCGTCTGAAGTGTTCGACCTGTGGCACATCGCCAAGATACGCAGATACATACTGAACAGGCTTTGAAACGGCACTGACCGCGCGGATTCTGCCATTCCGGAGCTCGTTGGTGTCAACTTTAAAATATGCAGATATCTGTTCGAGCCTGTCATCTTTAGGAAAGGACTTTGCTTTCAACCATTCGTTTATGGTCGTGTACGGAATGTCTGTAGCCCTGCCAAGGTCTGCAGTTGTCATGTTTTTCGATCTCATAAGCTTGGTGAGATTCTGAGCCATCATTATTTTTCTGTTGTTCATATTAACCTCTCTTCACCTATAGATTACGTTAAAAACATAAAAGTTTCAATAAAAGCGTAATTTCTTCTTGCAATTACGGAAATTCCGTAATAGACTTATAGACGAAAGGAGGACAGATACAGAGATCGATGGAAAGAATCGAGATGTACACCCTGCGCGTAGCCAGAGAAAAAACAGGCTTAACGCAGAAGGAAGCGGCAGAAAAGCTGGATATCAGTCCGGATACGCTGCGCAATTATGAAACAGGCAAGTCTCAGCCTGACGTGCAGATGATCAAAAAGATCGAAGCGCTCTACAACGTACCGTTCTCTCAGCTTATTTTTTTGGGAACAGATTACGGAAAACCCGTAATTCTCGAAGAATGAAAGGAGGGCAATGGCACAGGTCAAAAGAACTCGGATCGAGACAGCCCATCTGGAGAGCCTGAAAAAGACGGACATCCAGAACCTGTTCCGGTGCTCGTGGGAGGTCGCCTGCAAGATCTTCGAAGCAGCTTCCGAACACGATGATGAGGAGCTGGGCAAGTATCGGTTCGAGACCAACAAGGTGCGCACCTTATCGGTGTGCTACGTGAAATCCATGACGCTCAAACAGCTATATCAGATGGCTGAGTTCGAGCCAAATTAAAACGCGGCAGCTTGGCAGAGCGTACCGCGATTACACCGTGATCAATAATGATCACCTCAATTATAGCAGAGGTAATCCAAATGAAAAAGAAGAGAAGACTGAATCCCGTTATTGCAGACTTTATGGTCTACGCATGCGTAAGCATGGCAGGAATGTACATCGTCATCAGACTGGCATTGTTTGCCATGGGGCTGGATGTATGACACAGGTCAAATGGGGATTCATGCAGTTCAAGGCAGATCCGGAGAAGGTCTGGCGCGAGATCCAGCAGATCGGCGACCAGTACACGCCTCAGGATGTGCTTGAATACGCCAGAGATCCGCAGACAGAGCTGCACAAGTGCTTTGACTGGGACAACACGACAGCAGCGGAGAAGTGGCGCAAGCAGCAGGCTCGGTGGGTGTGCAACTCACTGGTGGTCACGATAATCCATGAAGACCAGCCTACAAGAGAATTCAGGGTAATTCAGCACGATGCTGAAGACAGAGTATACCGTCCCGTAGTCTTAACAGTTCAAAACAAGGAGCAGTACGGAAGACTCCTGGATATGGCAAAGCGTGAACTGAAGGCATTCAAGGACAGGTATGCGGAAATTGTTGAATTAAGAAATGTAATAGAAGAAATAGAAAGGATTCTTAATTAAGAAATAACAGCTTGATATCGGGGGCTTGAGGAAGTGCGTTGGAGCGCTTTATGAATAACACAGCAAAACAACGCAGGGCAGAGCAGGGCAGAGCAGGGCAGAGCAGCACAGTGCGATACACGACAGCGTAGAACAACGCATTTCCTCAAGTCTCCGATCCGAAGGTTCCGATAAGTGCCTTGTGGCACTAACGCGTAACACGGCAAAACATTGCAAATGTAAACAATACAACGCATCTAAGTATATGGCAAAACAGTGCAACATAAGATAACGCAAAACACTACAAGGCATTTATCGGAGCCTTTGGAAACTGACGGTTTACATGGGTGTGTGAAAGCACCTGAGCTAATAACAAAACGGCGCAAAACAATTCAATAAACGGTAGAACAAATCACCTAATGATAATGCAGCTCTCGATACCACAGTATTAAACAGCTCACAGCATATTACTGCAGCACATCACACATCCATGCAAGCCGTCAGATCAAGCGAAAACAAGGTAATAAATATGGCAAAGACAACAGAAAAAACAATCGTACTCAAACCCATCAGCACAAAAAGAGTGACAGTTACCATCTCCGGAGACAGTGATCTCATCCTCAACAAAATGAACGACATCAATGCTCGCACGCTCATCGACAAGCAGAAGAATAAGCAGAAGACGGTCAAGGAACCCAATGAATGGGAAGCCATCATCACAGCCATGCACTGGAGAGACGGAAAACCGACAGACTATTCCGAGCAGGGGCTCAAGGATGCTCTGGAGAACAATGCTCCCTGCATCACAACATTCGGCTTGAAGAAGTCTTTCGAGCAGGCAGTCGTCAGAAACAATATCGACAAGTACAGCACGAAGTTCCAGAACAGCGTGAACATCATCGCGCCGAGCGGACTGGTGCCGATCACATTCGCTAAGCACACAGTGGTAGAGAAGCTGATCGCAGCAAAGAAGGGATCTCCGGTTCTCTCCAGACAGAACGTCTTCGCAGGATGGTCGGCAACATTCGACATCCAGTTCGTAGACGGAGGAGAGTATTCTCTCGATCAGATCCTTCAGATCATCGGTCTCGCAGGATTCGGCGGCGGCATCGGCTCCGGAAGATCTTCCGGATACGGTCGTTACCACATCGAGGGTGTAACGGCATGAAGATCAAGACCATCATCAAAAGACCCGAGGACATCACCGGGCACATCGTCTATCTCGACAACGACCTGAAGACATTCCAGAACGTGGTCGGCGGGTACATCGAAGCCGTGACCATCTGCACAGACCTTGTGATCCTGTGCAACGAAGACGGCATTCACCAGAGGCTCCCGTTCAACTGCAATCTGTTCGGGCATGACTTCTTCGGAACTCTGGTCTTCGTTGGTGCTAAGGGTGACGACTTCGCGGACTACCCGGGCGACTTCGACCATTACAAGCGCTGCATCATCGGAGGCGACTTATGACCCTGATCGTATTCGCGATCCTGATCCTGCTGGTCATACAGATCGTGATGTATGTGGTGCTGGACAGGCTGAACAAGGAATACGAAAGCGTTCTGGACACGCTTAAAAAGAAGTACGAATTCGACAACGTGACATTTCAGGCTACGCAGGTCCTCAAGGAACGCATCGATGCCGTGTGCATCGTTGCCGAGTCCAACGCCGAGAAGTGCGACCGTCTGACACAGAAGGCTGAGGTCGCGGAGATCCAGATCCTCAACCTTAACAACAAAGCCGCGCAGCACAACACGGCGATCCAGAGACTGCAGGACAGCTGCATCGAGGTGAAGTGATGGCATTCAGTGACAGGGATGTTGAAAACTACTACGCAAGCGCAGACCCTGCTTTCTGGCACTCTGACGATGACGCAGCAGAAGAGGAAAGACGGCACAAGGTGAACGAGCATCGCCATCTTGACCGCTTCTACAAGTGGATCAAGCTGTACTTCAGGGACATCAGTGAAGAAGACATGGTCTATTACAGGGACAATGTCGAAGTGATCCTTGAAGCTATTGAACAGGAAATAATGGAGGATTTATGGGAGTAGTTTATAAAGCCGCATGCCGTCCGGGGCTGACAGTTATCAGATCAAAAGTCGATGACATGGCAGAAGCGGTAAAAGCAGACAGAAACACATACATAGGCGGATCGGATGCAGGTGCCATATTCGGCCTGAACCCGTGGAAGTCACCGTATGCGCTCTGGTGCGAGAAGACAGGGAAGATCTCCGGATACGTTCCGGATAATGATGCGATGAGGACCGGGCGAGACCTTGAACAGTACGTTGCAGAACGTTTCGAAGACGCAACTGGAAAGAAAGTCAGAAAAGATAACTTCAGATATACGCTCAAGGAATACCCATTTATGGTCGGACACATCGATAGATCTGTTGTCGGTGAGAATGCGATCCTGGAATGCAAGACAGCCAACAGCTATCAGAATTCTAGCTATGAGAACGGGATCTTCCCGGATCACTACTATGTCCAGTGCCAGCATTACATGGCAGTGACCGGCTGCGACAGGGTATATCTCGGAGTCCTGTGCTTCCCGCACTTCTACATGAAAGAATACGACAGGGACGAGCGTGAGATCGCTGCTCTGTTAAGCGCAGAGAGCACGTTCTGGGACAATGTGATGAATGATTCACCGCCTGATGCAGATGGCTCAGAATCGACAACAGACGCCCTCACAGAACGCTATGGTAATGGTGGATTCGAAGGCTCGATCAATCTGAACCAGTCTGATCATACGATGCTCCTGGAAGAACTGAACTCGATCAAACAGGAGATCAAAGTCATGGAAAGCCTGAAGGCAGAACGGGAGAATCAGCTGAAGGAAATACTCGGAAATAATGAGTACGGACTCACTCGCGACTGGAAGGTATCGTGGAAGCCTCAGAAGAGAACATCGATCGATTCAGCACGGCTGAAGAAGGAAAGACCTGACATATACGAACACTATTCCAAGGAAACCGAGACCCGGGTATTAAGGGTTACACCAATCAGAAGAAAGGACGAAGAAGATGTCGGAATCAAAGAATAATAATCAGAACGGGCTGCTTCAGAAAACAACAGCCACAGTCAAAGCACAGACAGCCATTACCAATGCAAAGAAACTTCAGTTCAGTTCCCTGATCAAATCGGATGCGGTACAGAAGAGCCTCGCAGGAACACTCGGCGATATGGCACGCACAAAGACCTTCACCAGTTCGCTGATCAGCGCTGTAAGCACGAATCCGCAGCTGAGGGAATGTGACGGCATGTCGATCATATCTGCAGCACTCCTGGGAGAATCCCTTAATCTCTCACCAAGTCCTCAGCTGGGACAGTATTACATGGTACCGTTCAAAGACAACAAAGCAGGTATCACGAAAGCTACATTCCAGCTCGGATGGAAGGGATATTACCAGCTGGCGCTCCGGTCCGGTCAGTACAGGAACATCGATGCAGTCGCTATCAAAGAGGGTGAACTGAAGAGATTCAACCCGATCACAGGCGAGATCGAGATCGAAGCGATCGATGATCCTATTGAAAGAGAGAATGCAAAAACGATCGGTTATTATGCATATTTCGAGATGCTGAACGGCTTCAAGAAGGCGATGTACTGGTCAAAGGAAAAGATGACCGCGCATGCAGAAAAGTACAGTATGGGGTTTAAGGCTCATAAGGGATATACGTTCTGGGAAAAGAACTTCGATGAGATGGCTCTGAAGACTATGTACAGGCAGCTCATCTCAAAGTATGGGATTATGTCTATTGATATGCAGAAAGCGTACACAAACGACATGACAATTCAGCAGAATATTGATCAGAATGACGCGGATCCTGTTTATTTTGATGCAGAAGTCATCGATGCGGAGACCGGGGAAGTATCAGAATGAGCAGTGTTGAATTTGTGATACCTGGCCCTCCGCAGGGCAAGGGAAGAGCACGTTCAACGAGATCTGGGATTCACTTCACGCCAAAGAAAACTGTACTGTACGAGAACAAGGTGATGACCTGTTTTCAGGAAGCAGCAGACGGATGGAGACCGACTGAAAAGCCG